TTAAAACGTTTGTTCGACACTGATCCCTTGAGCTTCCCCCTCTTGATGTACATCAACGTTTAATCCGCCACCTGATTCGTAGTGACCATGATAAGGTTCATCATCATTGGTCGGTTGTTTGGCAGGAGAGGAATCACCATGTCCCCCCGCACAACCTGCTAACGCAAAGATGAATCCAATCAGAATTAATTTACCCATTTCATTATTCCTTATGTTTAATCAGCACGGCTTGAAACGTATGCTAATACCTTGCGATACGTTTGGTGGATGGTGTCTATATGAAAACAGGTTGTTATTAAACCTTTGCTTCTTTGTGTTTAACCATCGGCGAAAATAACACATATGTATAAAACATCGTACAATAGTGACGTGAAAAGTTACATTTCATATATGAGCATTATTCGACATCTATCGTTAATAATTCCCCCTCATGTGATAACCCGAAAGAAGCTTATCGATAACAGTGTGCAGAGATGCGTACTCTCCGGTCACTTGCCCAGCCTAATCACTGAGCTTTTTTGTTTCTCAGTGTTGCATTTTATACATCTGATAAGGTAGTGATTGCGATTAATGCAACTAAGGGGTAATAATGAAAACGCTTAAGCCGAGGATCACGAAGACGCTAGATCCGTCAGTCACACGAAAGAATGGAAACCGTTCAGCGACAGTCCGTACTTATGGTGGCAAATGGCAACGGATACGCAAGGCGGTATTAACGGATGAACCACTGTGCAGGTTATGCCTAGCTGCAGGGATCACACAGCAAGCAATGGAGGTTGACCACATTATCCCGCTTTACTTGGGTGGTACTGATGAGAAGTCAAACTTACAACCGTTATGTTTTCTTTGTCACCAATTCAAAACGAAAACCGAAAACACCTTACGTAATCGTGACCATAAACGCGACTGAGAGGTGCAATAAGTCAGTGATATCCATGCTCGACTGTATAGTTTTTGTCTCCAGATAATCCTGCACAATGCGTGTGGATAGGCAAGGGGGGGGGCGGTCATAGTGGTACGGGTTGGGTCGGTAACCTCACCTTGCTCTCACGTAGAGAAAAAAAAGCACAGGTAATGGGGGTCGTATGAATAATCACGATAAAAATGGCAAGGCTCACGAAAATAATGACGGCGATGAGCCAGAAGTAAAAGTCATTATGATCGGTGAAGTTGCTGTTTCTGAAACAGATTATCTTCGCGCCGAATACCTTTTTGTGGCGGGTTATACCTCGGCAAAGATAGCCAACTGGCTAGGTGTAAAGGTGAAAGATATGACTGCAATTGGGCTCACAAAGGTGAATTGTAAGCTCACTTTCGACGCAAAAATAATGCATTTATTCGCCATTGGTAAAGGGGCACCGGTCATGACCACGTTCCTGAAGACCATGCCTTTTTATGATGAGGTTGATCAACGGCCACCGTCGAAAAAGACCAAAACCAAGAAAGAATTTGAGAAAGAAGATGCGGCGAGAGCCGGTAAAACGGGCAAGTTCAGAAAGTCTGGATTACGGAGTGTTAAGTGATGATGCCACTGCAGTCTACAGCCAACCTGGATTGGGAAAAAAGGATCCTTGCAGGTGAAAGCATTATTCCCTTTGAGACGTATAACCAGTCCCTTGCTGATGAAGCCTGGGAAATTTTGAAGGAATTGAAGGTTGTTGATGCCCTGAGACAGCCAACGATTGGTGAGTCTCACCTGCCATGGTTACGCCAGTTCTGTGATGCCATCTTTGGCTCTTATGACATTGAAGCAGAAGAGCAGATCATCAAAGAGATCTTGCTGCTTATCTCCAAGAAGAATTCTAAATCATCGACTGCAGCCGGCATCATGCTGACTCTGTTGATTCTTAATACGCGGGCGTCTGCCGAGTTTTTGATTTTGGCGCCGACTATCGAGGTGGCCAACAACTCCTATCAACCTGCTCGGGACATGATAAAAGCGGACCCTGAACTTGAGCGCATTCTTAAAGTACAAGATCACGTCAGAACGATTACGGATATTGAAACCGGCTCGACTCTCAAGGTGGTGGCGGCTGAATCAGATTCTGTGTCAGGTAAGAAAGCCTCCGTCGTGCTGGTGGACGAGCTTTGGTTATTTGGTTCAAAGCCTAATGCTGAAAACATGCTGCGTGAAGCAACCGGTGGTTTGGCATCACGCCCTGAAGGGTTCGTGATTTATCTCACCACACAATCAGATAAACCACCGGCTGGTGTGTTTAGAACCAAGCTCGAGTACGCGCGGAAAGTGCGTGACGGTAAAACGAATGATCCTTATTTCCTCCCTGTGCTTTACGAATTTCCCCAAAGCATGATTAAGGATAAATCTTATCTCGAGCAGAAGTATTTCAAGTTAACGAACCCGAATATGGGACTCAGCGTTTCTGAAAGCTTTCTAATTCGTGAGTTGGCAAAAGCCCAGGAAGATGGGGATGAAAGCCTCATCGGCTTCCTGGCTAAACACCTCAATATTGAAATTGACATGAACCTGCGTAATGACCGATGGGTTGGGGCTGATTTTTGGTCTGACTGTGCAACGGACGTGACACTCGCACGCATTCTTGAGGAGTCAGATGCCATTTCAATTGGCATTGATGGTGGCGGTTTGGATGACTTATATGGTTTGGCCGTGATTGGACGCCATGCCGAAACACAACGATGGATGTTTTGGACGCATGCCTGGGCGCATCCCATTGTCCTGAAGCGACGTAAAGCACAAGCGCCACGCTTCAAGGGATTTGAGAAGGATGGGGATTTAACACTGGTCAAAGAAATTGGCGATGACATGGATGACATCGTTGCAACGGTTAGTGAAGTGGATGATAGCGGTCTGCTTGTTCAAATAGGGATTGACCAACATGGCTTGGCATCGCTGGTGGAAGCCCTTATCGATGCACAAATTGATGAAGATAAAATCATCGGTATCTCCCAGGGCTGGAAGATGATGAGTGCGATTAAGACTGTTGAGCGACGCCTGGCCGACAAAAGTGCCGAGCATGATGGCTCGATGATGATGAAGTGGTGTGTCGGGAACGCCCGAACAAGACCTGTTGGTAATGCCGTCATGATCACCAAGCAAGAATCTGGCCCCGCAAAAATTGACCCACTCATGGCGTTATTTGATGCCGCATCGATAATGGCGCAAAACCCTGAAGGTGTAACCACGCCACAAGTGTACAACTTGGAGGACGTGTAGATGGGGAAGATAGCCCGATTCTTTTTTGGTGCGCCGGATAAAGAGGTGACCGACAAGAGCCCTGAAGCGGAAACGTCACTTGATCCTCAAGCTATGAGCATTAACGAGCTGGTCGATATGTTGGGCGTCGGAGTGACAGCGTCCGGTGAGCCGGTGACTGAGACGACGGCCTTAAAGGTAACGACGGTTTACCGCTGTATTGAACTCATTGGTAGCAGCATTAAAGTACTGCCTTTTAATGTGCATGAAAGAAATGGGGATGCGCATCAACCTATCGATCACGACTACAACTGGCTGTTTAACTGTCGCGCCAATATCGACATGACCAGTTCGGATGCCTGGCAGTTTTTGATCACCTCAAAATTTACCCATGGTGATGGTTTCGCTGAGCTTATTCGAGCCAGTTACCGAAGTTCGAAAGTGATTGGTTGGAACCCATTACATCCTGACAAAGTTGACCCGTTCAGAGACCGATTAACGGGTATCAAATATTACCGCGTCACTCGGGAGAATGGTGAGCAAGAAGTGTTGGATCAGGCTGATGTTATTCAGCTGACTTCGCTGGGTTATGACGGACTGAGAAGCCCAAGTCCAATCACTTATGCGGCATCTGAAGCAATAGGTACAGCTATTGCGGGTCAGAAATGGTCAGGGAAATTCTTTGATGAAGGGGCAACGTTTGATTATGCCTTGAGTACTGATGCCAAGATGTCGCGCACCCAATTGAAAGACGTTAAAGACACGGTGATAGCCAGAGAAAAGAATTCACGAATGCCCTTGGTATTGTCGGGTGGTTTGAAACCCGCTCAACTCACTATTAACCCACGTGATGCAGAGATACTGGCTTCGCGGCTTTTTACTATAGAGGAAATTTGCCGAATTTTTGGTGTGTTTCCTTTCATGGTTGGGCATACGAACAAGTCGACATCCTGGCAGTCGGGACTCGAGTCCATGGGCTCTACGTTTGTTCGCTATACCTTGCTCAGTCACCTCACCCAGATTGAGCAGGAATTCAATTACAAGTTATGGCCAGCCAGAAGTAAACGGTTTCTCGATCACAATACCTCACAACTTGAGCGGGGTGATATGAAGTCCCGCTTTGATGCTTATCGCAGTGCATTGGGGCGAGCAGGCGAACCTGGTTGGATAAGCGTTAATGAAGTGAGAAAGCGTGAAAACATGGCACCGGCTGCCGATGGGGATGAACTCTTTAAGCCGGAAATTACTGAGGCAAACAATGGAGAGCAGTCTAATGCCGATGCCTAAAAATACATATTTTCAGATGCTCTTTGAAAATCGTCATGTGGCCGATCGTAAGTTTGCCATTGAAAGTGCAGAGGGCAGTGATGACGCTGAAATCTTTCTTTATGACGCCATTGTTTCAGACAAAGACGAGGCTGAGTGGTGGGGTGGCGTTGATCCCGAGACGTTCGTGAATGCTGTGCGTGGAATCGAGGCCAAAAATATTCACCTTCGAATTAACTCACCAGGTGGTTCGGTTTTTGCCGCTCGAACGATGGAGCAGGCATTGCGTGAGCACAAAGCGACCGTGACGGTACACATTGATGGATTGGCAGCTTCTGCAGCGTCGTTCCTTGCGATGGCCGGTGACGAAATCATTATTGGTGAAGGCGCGATGATGATGATCCACAAGGCATGGACAGTCTCATGGGGAAATGCCGACGATCTATTGGCTGAAGCCGCATTACTAGAAAAACTCGATGGCACATTGGCTAAGACCTATGCAAAACGTGCGGGCGGGGATGAAAAAACCTTTTCCGATTATATGAGAAATGAAACGTGGTTTACGGCTGATGAAGCGGTAGCGGCAGGGATTGCCGATACGGTTTATGACGCAGAGCCAGCACCGAAAAAAGAAGGTAGCACCAATAACGCAATACGTCCGAATTGGAATTGTAATGCCTTCCTTAATGCAGTTAATCGGCCTGACACTCAGGAATATGTCAGTGATGAGCATCGTGACAGACAAATGCAACGATTGAACGTTTTAACCCGCTGCGCACTCGCAGTTAATTAACTAGGAGGGCTTTATGTCCAAACTTAAAGCATTGCGCGAGTCGCGCGACAAATTAGCGAAAGAAGCTAATGCACTAAACGATAAATACCCTGCAGACAAACGCATGAGCGCGGAAGATGGCCAAAAGCTGGATGGCATTTTAGCTGAGATCCAAGCGATTGATGGGGATATTCGCCGTGAGCAGCAGGTTGCTGATTTAGCGTTGGAAAACGATGTCGATGACGGCGGTGTGAATAACACCTTGCGTGACAAACATACCAAAGAACCCAATAAACAGTCAGATGTGGCAGCCGCTATGCGTGCTTATATGCTGGGTGGGATCAGTGCCCTGACACCTGAGCAGTATCAGTTAATGACGGCGCGTAGCCCTTCGGATATCAATAATGCCATGAGCACCACGGTACCTACTGAAGGGGGATATACCACCGCACCGGAATGGATCCGTCAGGTTGAACAAGCGATGAAAGCGTATGGCGGCATGTATAGCGTATCGACGGTGATGCGTACAGCTACGGGTAACACGATCAATTTCCCGACAACCGATGCGACGTCAGAGGAAGGTGAAATTGTTGGTCAAAATGCACCTGCTGGTACCAAAGATACCACCTTTGGCAATAAATCTATCGGTTCATATATGTACTCATCAAAGTCCATTGCCATTCCTTGGGAACTGCTGCAAGACAGCTTTTTTGATATTGACGGTTATATCCAAGATTTACTGGGTATGCGTATCGGTCGTATCACCAATCGTCACTTCACGGTGGGAACCGGTACAAATCAGCCTGCAGGTATTGTTACTGGGGCAGCATTGGGTAAGAAGGGAAAAACGGGTCAAACCGCACTTGTTACCTATGAAGATCTTGTATCTCTTGAACACAGTGTGGATCCCGCTTACCGCAATTCACCGGGTGTCGGTTATATGTTCCATGATACGACCCTTGAAGCTCTGCGTGTTATCAAAGACAAAAATGACCGTCCTATCTTCGTACCTGGCTATGAGACGGGGAACCCTGGCGGTGCCCCCGATCGTATTTTGAACCGTCCTATCACCATCAATCAACACATGGCAGAAATGGCTGCAGACGCCAAATCCATTCTGTTTGGTGCGCTGAATAAATATCGTATCCGTTTAGTGATGGATCTTCGCTTGTTCCGCATGACTGATAGTAAGTACACCGAAAAAGCACAAACAGGCTTTATTGGTTATCAACGTGCTGATGGTGCATTAATCGATGTGGGTGGGGCTGTGAAGTACTACCAAAACTCAGCCACTTAACTGTTATGGAGTATCCCAATGGCTAACAAAAAAGCACTCGTACTTAAACGCCTGCGTGTATTTGATATTGGCCCAGGCATTGTTATCACCGGCCCTGAGAAAACGATTAATGAGTTAGAGGAGCTGGGCTTTGTTGATACAGCAAAAGCCGCGATTGACCATGAGCTTAAAGCAACGGGTCAGGAAGATGCCGTTAATTTAGAACAAGACGTGTTGGAGTAAACGCCGTGTTGGATTCAGCGACCTCACCCATCAGTTTGAAAGACATGAAATTGCACCTGCGCGTGGATCATGACCATGAAGATTTGTATATCGAGTCATTAACGGCTGCTGCCATTGCACTGTGTGAAGGGCGTCTGTTTCGGTCTTTTACTGAGGTGAGGACTGAGTATGGCTATTTACCGGCGCCATTGGTTTCATGGGTCAAGCTGGCCACGCTGGAAATGTATGCCCAGCGTCGGCTGGCAACCGAGAAGCCATTAACGATGAGCCCTTTTTCCGAGCACCTGCTTGATAAGTACATTGATTACTCTAAGGGGGTGTAATGGACGTTGGGCGAATGAATCATCGAATTACGATTGAAGGTACAGACCGATCGCATGTTGATGCTGCTGGTCAGCCGATTACAGAGTATGCAGAGATCTGTTCTGTCTGGGGCAATGTGCGTTTTGAGCGTGGAATAGAGGCCATGAGAAATGGTATCGACACGGCTGTGCGGCGTGGCAGCGTACGTATTCGGTATAGAGAGGACATCGATGAGGACATGCGTCTTATTCATAGAGGGATGACCTATGCCATTACCAACGTATTACCTGATGAAGAAACGATGGAATTTATGGATCTCTTGATCGAGAAACGTTCATGAAAATGCATGTGGATGTGAGTCGCATTGATGCTTATGTCGACTGCCTCAAAGAAGACGTTGTTGATGCTGTGTTCTCCGGTACGAAAGAGGCCGCTCAAACGATTAAAGCGTCGCTCGATGCTGAAGGAAAGAAACGGTTTGGTCGCAGTGATTTCATCATTTCAGGGCGCAGTAGTTTTTCTGTTAATGAGGTGGGTTTCGCTGTGTATAACGTGATGCCCCAGTGGAACAAAACGGTGTCAGAAAATGCCGTACAGGGAACGTCGAATGCTAACTTTCTTAACTTTATCGAGTATGGCCAGGTGAGGCATCACCCGGTGTATCTGGATAGAAAGACGGGCGAGTGGAAAACGAATACCAAGGTGACGGTAGCGGAATACAAAAGAAAATCCGTTCCGTTCTTTTTCCCTGCGGTCCATAAAGGCCAAACGCAGGCTCGACTGAATTTTGAAGAGCGGTTTTTTAAGGTACTGAATGCAAGGCGGGCAACATGACGCTTGAAGAAAAGATGTATGCCGTTGTGTCATCGGTGGTGCATCAATGCTTCCCCGTAAAAGGTCCGTTTGCGATTCACGCACCGGTCGCGATTTGGGAAAGGCTCGGTGGTACTCCTATTTACTTTATGGATAACACTGCAGCTGATAAGTCGCACGTGATCGTAAGGGTCATATTCTTTGAAACGACGGCAATAAAAGCCGCAACAACAATGAAAGAGATCGAGAAAGCCATGGTGAGTACCGATGTATTTTTATCATCACCACGCACCGAACCTGTAACGATAGCAGATGAAAATCCTGATGGGTTTTACATCTTAGCTCAAGATTTCAACGTGTGGTTTACCACTAATTGAGGAGGCTTCATGGCCGTTTCACTACCTAATGGCGTCGTGTTTGCGATAGCTAAAACGAAGGCTGCACCTGCAGTCATGTCTGCACTGACTAATGCAACGGATGCTGTCGCAACCGTTGCCGGAAGTACGGTTGCGACCAACGACATTGTTATTGTTCAAAGTGGGTGGAGCAATATCAATGAGCGGGTCGCAAAGGTGGGGGCGACATTAAAACTGTTGGGCATTGATACCTCAGATACGACTCAATTCCCTAGCGGTATGAGTTCAGGGAAGTTGATAAAAGTATCTGATTGGCAGCAGGTTACGCAGGTTATCTCATCCGAGACGTCAGGAGGTGATCAGCAGTTCGCCACTTATTCGTTCCTTGAAAATGACTTTGAAACACAGATCCCAACGCGAACATCCCCTGTTGTTCTGACCTTGAGCATTGCTGATGACGATACCTTACCTGGTTATATAGCGTTAAAAAAAGCGGCTGATGGAAAAGAGACTCAGGTTATCCGAGCGACGTTACCGAATGGCGCCACACTCTATTACCACGCTTATATCTCGGTGAATGAAACACCCAGCATGACTAAAGATCAGGTAATGGCCATCGGCGTCACCATTAGTCTTATCGTTCGTCCCACTCGTTATACAAAAGCTTAGGAGAAAGAGATGTCTTTATTAGTGCTAGGTAAAACACCCGATTCATTTGAGGGGAAGGTTGAGCTGATTGATGCTAGCGGTTCAAGCCAAGAACTGCCACTCACGTTCAAATATTTCACTAGCTTGGAGTATGCAAAACTATCAGATGGCTGGGGGGATAATGACACGAAAACAACCACGTTGGCTGAAACCAATGAAGCTGTTGTTAAGAAAACATTTGATCAATACGCCAAAGTCTTGCAACAAATTTTAGTGGGATGGGACATTGATGCTGAATTTACTAAAGCGAATATCGTTAAGTTGTGTGATGAGTATCCAGATGCATTCACTGCGATTGTTGATGAGCATCGCAGTACGTTGCTTGAGCGCCGACTGGGAAACTAACAAAGGCTGCATCGGTATTGGTAGGGAAAAATATTGATGCAGCTTTAAAAATGCTGGGTATGTCATTGGATGATTTTGAGCCAGGTGATGGTGATAAAGAGGTATGGCCTGAAAATTGGCCTGCTGTTCAACTATTCAGCCGAATGTCGACGCAATGGCGATGTGGACAAAATGGGGTTATCGGGCTTGATTATAACGTCATTTTTTCATGGATGGATATCGAGGGCTGGGGTGTAGACGTTAAACGGGATGCTTTCTTTAGCCTGCAAGTGATTGAAAAAAACGCATTGGAAAATATTAACGAGGATTAATGATGTCTGATTCTTTAAATATCCCCATTACTGGCGATGCATCTAGCCTTGATAAAACGCTAGAGAATATAAAGTCTGAATTTAAAGAGTTTGGGCAAACTGCTCAGCGTGAAGTGAATTTAACTGGCGAGCAGGTTAAAAAGCTCGAACGTCGCTTAAAAGGTCTAGGTACCGCTAACCTCAATAAGGCATTAACCCTTGATACGCCAAAACTGTCATCACAGTACCAACGTACCAAAGAGATCCTTAAAGGGATCTCAGTCTTACCTGAAGATCTCCAAGGTAAATATGACGGCATCACCAATCAGATTTATAGAACAGAGAAAGCCAATCGCAAGCTTGGCAATACTCTGTCACATACCAATAACCAAATTAAGAAAAACGCTGTTGGCTTTAACGGGCTATCAGACGCTGAAGTAAAAGCCGGTCGATCCGCTAAGCAAATGAGATTCGCTATGCAGGGGCTGCCAGCACAATTTACAGATATTTTTGTGTCACTTCAGGGTGGCCAAAGACCGTTGCAAGTGCTCTTCCAGCAAGGTGGACAGATCAAAGATATGTTCGGGGGCATTAAACCCGCTATCCGAGGGGTGACAAAAGCTATTGGCGCAATGATTAATCCTATAACGGTTACTGCCGCTATTGCGGGTGGTTTGTTTTATGCGTTTTATAAAGGTCAGAGTGAATTACATGAAGCCACAGTACAGATGTACAAAACAGGTGAAGCCCTGGGTTATACAAAGGAAGGAATGATAGACGCAACACTCGCAGCGAGTGAGTTTGCAGGTGTAACACGAGGAGCAGCTGCACAAGCCATTACAGTGTTTGAGAGGGCGAATGTAAAGGCATCGGCTGTTACTGGTGAAGTGATAGCTATGGGGATTAAGGCCCAGAAAGCGGGAATATCGACGCTGGATGAGTACGCCAAGGGCATCTCATCCCTGTCTGATAAACCATTAAAAGCGGCTCTGGCATTAAACAAGCAGTTCAATTTTCTTGATAAAACCACCTACAAACAACTCGTCACCTTTACATCGATGGGTAACAACGCTGCTGCTGCGTCACTGGCTCAAAAAGCGTATATCGAGGAAATCAGCAACGCTTCAAAAAAGGCGGTAGAAGATTTGGGTTTTCTTGAACGTGCGGCCAGTAGTGTAGGGACAGTGTTCACCAACCTATGGGATGATTTAAAGAACCTTGGTCGACCATCTAATGCATTACTCGAGCTTCAGAGTGAGCTTAAAGTGACAGAGGGAAACCTGAAACTGATTAAAGAGATGAAGCCGTTTGCTGGGCAGGCTGAATCGATTGCCAACCTAAAAGCCAAGGCAAAAGACCTTAGCGAGCAGATAACCATCCTCAATAAAACGTTAAATGATAAGCCGGATAAACGTCGGACTGAAGCCATTGAAAAGGCTTATAAGAAAAGTCTTGATGGCATTAAACGAATCCGAAGTGCAGCCAGAATATCTTATGATAATTCACTGACTGATCTTGATAGTTTCTTGTCTCGGCAAACGGCTTTGAATGAAAAAGAACAAATTTCAGATGCTGATTTTAAAGAAGCTAAGCAATCGGTATTAGACCAAAAGCTGGCTATTACCAATACATACAATAATGCACTAATAGCAGCAATGAAGAATGAAATTAGCATAAGAAGGGGCCATGAAGATGATGTGGTTAGCCAGGAAAATGCTCTTAATGAATTGCTATCTAAAATGCAAAATGATCGGCTTAAATTGAGTACTGATATCAGTATCGAGAAAATTCCCGACAAAGATAACATCATGGGTGCACTCGATGGTGCGCGGTCAGGGTTTAAGACGTTTGCCGAAGAAGCCAAGAAGTCGAGTGATAAAGCAAAAGCAGCTATTCAAGATGCGATGAGTGGTGCCACTGATGCACTGACAGATTTTGTCGTGACGGGGAAAGCGGACTTTAAGAGCCTAGCCTCAAGCATTATTAGTGATCTTATTCGGATCGCAATCCAAAAAAATATTACGGGCCCTCTTGCTAGTTCTGCTGTTGGGTTATTTGCTAACGGTGGGGTTTTTGACGGTGGTATTCAGAAGTTTGCTAATGGCGGTGTCGTTACGAAACCAACATTTTTCCCGATGGCCAAAGGTGCTGGGTTAATGGGTGAAGCGGGTCCAGAAGCGGTTATGCCATTAACCCGCGATGCACAGGGAAGACTGGGTGTACGTAATTCATCTAGTGGTGGCGATGGCATGAGCAGTGTTGAGGTTAATGTTATTAATCAGACGAGCAATGAAGTAACGGCTAGGCAGTCTCAGCCCAAATATGACAACACGCTTAAGCGAATGGTGGTGAATGTCATTTTAGAAGATATTCATCGTGGTGGTCAGTTAAAAGGCGCATTAGGAGGTAGATAGTGGCACTTCCAATTTTTCCTGATGGGATAAAGCTTGCAATGGATTATGGAGAGGATCTTGACCTTGGTATTGATCGAACAGAAATGGAAGGTGGAATACCCAAACAACGCCCTAAGTTTTCAATGCCAATCATGACCAGACGAGCAAAGGTAGTCGCCACTACGTTTGATGACAAAGTTAAGTTTGATCATTGGTATATCAACGATATTAAAGGTGCCTGTTGGTTTACCTATAAAGACCCTATTCGTAGCTCAGGTACGCTTACGGCAAGATTCCAAGAGGGTAAGCTCTCATGGCACATGGTTGCTCGAAATATTTGGGAAGCGAATGTAGTGATTGAATCGATCGGACTAACATAATGCCTCGTTATTATACGAATAAAGCCAAGGTTAATATTAATTCTACATCTGCTGATGAGCCGATGTTAATTTTAATTGAAATTCATCATCAGAGCTTTAATGAACCCGCACGAATAGTGGCAGACACGCAAGATATCACTCACGGTGGTAATCAATATACCGCACTTCCTATTGAAATCTCATTACCTGACGAGGGTGAAGGGAAAACGCCACAAGCACAACTATCTATAGATAACGTTGGACGAGTCTTAACCGATGAACTTGATAACTCTCGAGGGTTTGAAGGTGGAAGTTGCATGATCATGCAAATTTTACGCTCCAACCCAGAGCGTGTTGAGTGGGGGATTGAGCTAGACATCATGGATGTGTCCATTGACCCTAAAAAAATAACCGCAACGCTTGGCTACGTTGATTTGCTAAACAAGCCAGCCGTTACCATTAAATTCACACCAGAAAGATCACCTGGATTGTTCTAATGCATTGGTCAGAAAAATATATAGGTAGGAACTTTGATCCGCTGACATATGACTGTCTGGATCTTGCGGTTGATGTCGCTCGAGATGAGTTGAAGTTGAAAATCATCTCGCCAGAGCACGCTGACAGACCCATAGAGAATCAGGAGCAAGGGGCTGCAATTAATACAATGAAGCATGATTTTGCTATTCGTGTTGATGAGCCAATAGAAGGGCATCCGGTTATTTTATATGACCGTGGTGTGCCATCTCACATTGGTGTGGCGACGTTCGTCAATGGGCAATGGCAATGCTTACATAATTTGACCGGAATGGGTGTTGTGATGGAACGCATGAGCAGAATGCGGATAGATGCTCATGGTGGTGTAGAGGGATTCTACAAATGGCTGAGTTAAAAGATGCAATGCTTACGTATCTGCCCAATCCGCTACTGACTGATAATAGAAAGGAGTACAACCTATCCTTTATTGAAGGTGAGACGCTTTCATCTTATTTATCTCGCGCTGGGATTGAAATTTATGATGGCCACCCTGTCGTTGTATTCATTAACGATGAAAAGCTTGTTTCGGGGTGGGAAGATTACGTTATAAAAAATAACGATGTCATCAATGTCAGGGCTGCAGTTCGTGGGAAAGCCGGTCAAATTATAGGCATGATTGCATTAGTGGCAATTTCTATTTATTTTCCACCGGCGCTAGCGGCTGCTGGTGGGTTTGCCGTTGGTACCGTTGGTAGTGCTCTTGTTACTGCAGCTGTATTGGTTGGCGCTAGCCTTGTAATCAATTCATTAGTACCACCACCGTCAGCAGGAGGTGGCGGGAATGCTCAAGAGGTGAATGAGCAGAAGCGTTATGTTATTTCTGGCCTAAAAAATAGCATTCGTCTTTTTGAGCCAATGATGATTGTCATAGGAAAAATGCGCGTCTTTCCTGATGTCGCCTCAAATTTTTATACCGAATTTATTAATAGTGAGCAGTACCTATATCAAGCATTTAACTTTGGTATTCAATCCGATCTGACATTAACTGATTTTAGAATTGGTACTGCAGATATTAGCAATTATAACAATATCAATATTCAAACCGCTGGTGCAGATGGTGTTTTATCGGAAAAATTTGGCAATATCGATACCATTCAGGGTGTTGAAATAAAAAAGAGCGATGGCTGGGTTTCTCGATCAACAAAAGGGCATACGGTTGGTCTTGAGCTAGATTTTCAGGTTATTGCCTTTGATACGCTTGATGAGGGTGGTGTTGATTCTAAATCAATCGCTGTTTCTATCGAGGTTTACACAATAGCGACGGATGGAACTCAAACACGATACGACACGTTAACGTTAAGTCTAACTGGTATGAAAATCAGTTCGGTAAGAACAACGCATCGAATTCATATCAATGATAGTGGTGAGTATTTAGTCAAGGTGAGAAAGACATCCATTGATGTTGAAAGCACAAAAAAAACAAGACGACTATCGTGGGTAAGCCTAAAAGCGTTCCAAGAAGATAATGCTGATTACTCTGGGCAAAGGCGTGTTGGCGTATCAATAAAGGCGAGTGGTCAGCTATCAGGACAGGTCGATCAGTTTAATGCTATTTGTCAGTCGACTATTCCCGTTTGGACAGGTTCAACATGGGTAAAACAATTCACATCAAACCCTGCATGGTGGCTATTGTGGTGGTTCAGGGGGAGTAAAGATTCGGCTGGTAGGCGTCAATATGGCGCTGGATTACCTGACTCACGAATTGACATGGATTCGATAAAAGCATTTGCAGCATGGTGTAACAGAAAAAATCTGGAGTGTAATGCTGTAATCAATTCAAGTCAGTCAGTTAAAAATGTGGCTGAAATTATATCTCGATGTGGGCGAGGGCAAACGACATGGCAAACCGGTAAATATGGCGTCATATGGGATGCCGACGATTTATCACATATTGCAGTTTTTAGTCCGTCAAATATCAAGTCGAGAACATTTTCGATTGATTATGTTTCAGGGAAGCTTGCTGATGAATTTATCGTCAATTTTAAGAATGCTGACAGTAATTGGGCAGCTGAAAGTGTCAGGGCTACCGTTGGCGGTATTAGCGATCCAGATAACCCTGTGGAAATAGATTTCATTGGTTGTACTAATAAAGACCAAGCGGGACGTGAAGCCTCATTGCTTGCAGCATCACAGGAATTTTTTAAACGTCGAACCCATTGGGAAACCGATATTGAAGGGCTGGTGGCATCTAAAGGTGATGTTGTTCTGTTAAGCCATGACATGGTCAGTTGGTCAAATTCAGGCCGAATGATTGATGGTGGTGATCACTTTACTATTTATCTTGATGCTGATGTTCCTCAACCAGCATCAGCAAACTCAGCAGTCCTTGGCATTCGCTACCCTAATGGACACTATGAAACATACATGGTTTCAGCAGTAGACGGTAATAAGGTATCTCTTAAAGCCCCCATACCTTCATCAGCAGACAATCCGTTACCCGGTAGCGGTACATATCCGGCGTGTGAGTACATGTGGTTTTATGATTCAGCGGCGAGCCCTGGTCGAAAGGTTAAAATTGTAGATGTTGTATCGATGGGAAGTGAAGGGTTCAAATTTACTGCCATTGATTATACAAACGATTATTTTCTTGCTGAATCTAATCCATATATATACCACCGTGGTTTCTCATCAACAACGGTAGATCTTGGTTCGACAGTGACGGAACACGTTGTCGGCCTTAATGTTATTGAAGGGCGTAGGCTTACCAGAGAGAACGTAAGGTTACCGACTGCGAATGCATCCTGGATGGCCCTTCTTAATGCTGAAATATATCTATTTAAATATAAAAATAATGATGGTGGAACATGGCGTGAAATAAGAACTGAATATCAAGATGTATCATTTGATGCTCCTAAGGGAATATATGATGCCAATGTTACCGCTGTCCTTAAAGGTGGAAGGTTAACTCAGCCAAGTCCTATTTCATTCACGATTGAAGATGCTGCCTTTAAAGCATCAGACGTCTTTGGTCTAAAGGCCGATATTTCAAATAATGGTGTAATAATTTCATGGGATGATTCGCTTGACCCTGACTATGTGAAGACAGAGCTAAGATTTGGTGCAACCTTTGAAACTGCCGAGGTCATTACCGAGGTAAAGGGAAATACATTCCTAAGCAAATGGCTACCTGCAGGTAATAACCGGTTCTGGGCTAGACATTGGAATCCATCATTACCAAGTGCAACCGCGGCATCTGTGAATTTGAATGTTGCGCCCCCATCAGATGTGAAAATATCTCGCTCATCGATGCAAGTTAACGCGTTGTCATTATCGTGGGAAGACGCAAAAACAAGCCAGCCAATAAAAAGTTATACGATAAATATCGGTTCAATAACGGGTGATATAACAACAGCAACTTTCTATGGAAAAGCAGGTGCAGATTCTCGTTCAGACGTAATAATATTTACTTCTGGCGGTGATTTTAGAGTGTTCATGTCGGTGGAAGATGTTGCTGGGAATATCAGTAATATAAGGCACATCGATGTAACTGCTGCATTACCCGCTAACTTTGCTATTGCGCTTAACTATGACGCATCGAGAGGTGCGGTGTTAAGCAATGCAGAGTATATCGATGGTGAGTTATTGATGCCGTTAAATACAACGGAAACATGGGACCAACATTTTAAATTTCGTCATTGGAATACGGTACAAGATCAGATTAATGCCAACTTCCCAATTTACTTTGAACCAGGCACTGAAAGTGCCTCTCTTGTGAGTACCAAAGACTTAGGTAAGATTTTATCTGCCGCAACAATCTCTGTCAGAATTGCTCAATCTCACCATATTGGGAATGTTTCAGCAAAAATCAAAATTGAATGGAGCAGTAATAATGCAAGTTGGACCTCTGCACCAGAAGGTGCAATAGAAGTTCAGGCTAATAATGTGCGTTATATCCGAATCAGTATTTTTGCTACAGGCCAAGATCGTGATGATCTCATTGTCATAACATCCATTGATGTTGATATCCGTGTTGAAGATAAAACTGAATCAGGTCGCTTCGTTTTGAAATCGACGGATACGAATGGAACAATTTTTACGCCGACAAAAAAATGGCTCGATATCGTAAGTGCCATTGTTACCCCTCAGAACAGTCCTGCCATAGCGAGAACTAACGTCATCATTGACGATAGCGGAAGTACACCAGTCGTTAAAGTCATGGCTTGGGATACACATAATGTTCGTATAGGCGGAACCGTATCAATATTACTTGGAGGTTATTAGCATGTCTGATCAAAATAATTTATCAAAGCCAGATATAAACAGTAATTATTCAACTGAGGTATTACAAACGATTAGAGCGCATATTTCTCGTCTATGGACCGCTGATTTTCGAGGTATGGGTGGGCTAGTGACTGGAATGAAAAGGCATGTCTTTAAAACGGTAAAGACAAAAAAGCATCTAGAAATTTATAACCGATTAGCTAATGGCAGTGAAGAGAAAATATTCGACTCACTATCACTACTTCCCTCTGGTATTGAAGATATTCCTGGCTTGCAAGGAGAGCTTGATAAGCGGGGTACGTTTGGTGCGTTTACGATGAGAGAGAGTGGAGGAAAGTTACAAATACTCAATGGCCAAAACATAATATGGCAGCTTGATGCTGCGGGTAATGTCAGTGCAGAGCAGGATGTGTCTGCTAAGAAGACATTATGACGATTAAGACTGCAGGAACGATTAGCATCCAAGATATTGTTAATGAATTTGGGGGTAACGTCCCGCACTCATTAACTGAGTATTATCGTGGTGCAGGACGGGTTCCTGATATTCCGCAGAACAACAAAATACCAACATCTGGTGACATAAGCATTACTGACTTTTATGGCGCCGTGAATGAAATGGTAATAACAGTGACGACCGGAGGGCTAAAAGACTCATTCGGCTCTTTTTGGACGGCAAATATACCTAAAAGAGCAGTGATTAATAAAGGTGTCACACGGAGATTACTTGAAATAGGAACGGGATTAAGAGGCAGCTTGACGGTTGATAACCACGGTGAAATTCAAGGTGCGAGTGGAGCACCAAGCAAAGCTGGTGGTGATGCTGTTGTGGCCAACGCTAATGTAACTATTAATAATTATGGTGCGATTCGTGGAGGAGGTGGAGGTGGTGGGTCAACGACCTCTCGCGAGCCATCGAGTGGTGAGGAATACACTGCAAGCTATGCGTCATCAAGTTATAGAACAGGTATTTACACTAAACAATTCACTCAAAATAAGAGATATCAAATAGAGGTTTGGTGGAAAGGTTCACGTTTATTTTATAAGACAAATAGCACGAGTTATTCCGGCCCATTTTCAAGCAGTAGTTCTTGGTATAAAAGTGGATGGACGTATCACAAAGGGACAAGCCATTTAGTTAATGTTAAACCTCACACTTTAAATAATGCCATTTGGAGATCAAAGGTTGTTGTTGGTGGTAGAGGGCAGGGTTATGGCACATCAAAAGCGACCAATGGTGGTACGTGGGGCCATGCTGGAGGTAATTCTGGTGGGCGAGGTGGCTACGCTATAAATAAACATGGCCACACAGTATCTGTAAATAACCACGGTACGATTAACGGTAGCGTCGTTTGATTTATAGGGTTTAGCGTCTTGCGAATAGGTGTGGGTATATGGCGATTACAACGTGTGAAGTAAAGGCAACGGTAACCACTGCGGATGGAACCCCAATCGCAAATGCGACGGTGATGGCGCAATTGAATGATGTGGTCATTTATAACGGGATCATTATTCCTGAAGTTATCGTTAAGAATACCGATGCTGCAGGCATCGCATTACTCGACTTATGGCCCAATGAACTGCAAACCATTCCCGAGACCTTTTACCAGGTAACGATTGTCACACCCAATCAAGAATATAGCCGGCTCAATATCAAAGTCAGGAACGTCGACAAATCGAATCTCTATGAGCTGGTCTCTGATATTTCAAATATCAAACCGACTCATCGTTTAAGTATCCTCGACCCTAATGGTGATATTGCGTTACCTAATAACGCGATGATGATTGGTAGTGAGCGATCGAGTGCGGTTCAGTCTTATGGAATAAAGAAAGCAGTGATTAACCAACCTTACGCTTGGGGCGCGGGGGAAATGTCACTCACATCAGATGGCACTAAAACGGTTATTTCTCACCACACCAGTCTACCGAATAGTCAGGAATCCTTTTTAATTGGCGAAGGATTTTTATGGCATGCTAAAGGTACCGAGGCCGCAGTAAAGATCTTCACAGAAGATAACCCACCTGACGCATCACAGATTACGAACCTACCGGATTTGGCCGCGCTGGCGATTGAAATACCCAAAGCCAAAAAATGGGCGATAAACCCTGAAAATGTGGCTGTAGAGCCTGGCAAGTATTCGTCGTATCACTACGCACAAAAAGCCGCGGATATTGCTCGTCAAATGGCAGTAGATAAAACCGCTATTGATGCGATAAACATTCCGCAAGTAGGAGTGGATGTGCAGGCTGCTGCCTCTCAGGTATACGGAGATAAAGTCGCGGTGCGTGCAGATCGTCAAGCTGTCATTGCATTGAAGCAAGATACTGACGTCGCGAAAAATAAAGCGGAAAAAGCTGCCGTGAGTGCACAATCTGCCGCTGCTGGGGCAATACAAGACGGCGGGGTGTTTACGCCTACAGCTGAAAAGCCTTATCCAGATACACCGGTACTATCAACCATCTGGTGGGTACTGTTACCAAAAGGATTGAAATTTACCTATACGGACGGTGATTTAGTCGGGACTGATTACGCTACGGTCGAGAATGGCAGTGAAATACATTATGACGCTGTCACGGCGAAGTTCTACTCAATCGGTGATGACAAGACGGTTGATTTATCCTCTTTGAACTTTCTAGATCCGAACGGCGGAACCATGACAGGCCCCTTTACCTGGTTTGGGTCTGGTGGGGCATTACTTCAATATAGAACCAGTACTGGTATAAAAGAAGTCTTTGGTGTCCATGCATTAGATGGAGAGCAAACTGTTAATGTGGGTGATGCTGATATGTCGCTTCACTTAGCGGCCAAAGAAGCACCCAGTATCGAGGTCAATGGAAAAGATGATTCGCTCGTTTTACTCTCTCAGTTGTATGAACTGACAAGACGGCTGTTGGAAGGTGGTGGGCTTATTAGTGTTGGCGATGATCCAAAGACTAAAAAAGCGGGGCTCTATTACGTCAATGGTAAGTTTACCGGTGCGCCAACATTACCGAGTAACAATTACGTTGGCTTAATGGAAATCAAAAAGGGCTTTAATGATACCAATGGGAGCCTGATTGAGTACCACACGGTTGATGGCGTGTATGAATTGTTTGAACTTATGAGTGGCTGGTCGACGTGGATAGAACCAGCATCAGGGGGCGGTGGCATTGCGAGCCTAGGGGGGAAGTTGGATTCTGACCTTGAGCTTGGTGTACATGGGATTAAATACAACCGAAGCTATATCCTCGTTGTGAGTAATGGCAAGCTCATATTAGGCGATCAAGACATGCAGATGGAGGTGGTTAGTAAACTGGTTCCAAAATGGAGAAGGGATAGCCGCCATACTTATGACTTTTTCACAAAAGCTAATCCGCCACAATCCTCTCAAATTGGTGGTATCTGGGTTGGGTGTCTGATTGAGGTTGTTATCGAAGATGGGCAGCAGGTAGGTGTGCCTGCTGGTGGACGTTATCACCAATGTGATGGTTCAACGATCCCGCCATTTTATTATGGATTAAAGCAGATGTTTCCTACAGGGAAGTACCCAAATATCCCTGTCGTTGATATTGCACCAAACATTAAGAAGTACACATTTATTAAGGTGAAGGATTAG